TGCCGAATGTCTGTGCCGAATGTCTGTGCCGAATGTTGTATTAAGAGTGTGCAGCAACAGTGTGCATGTGTGCATTTTTCTGCACACTCTTATTTTAAAGGTAAAAAATGACACCAACCCAACGCAGTTTGGCAGCTCTTCGAGAACTCGGTTACCTGGTAGAGGTCGTGGAAAAGTGGAACTCGTTTACCCGAACCCGTAAGGATTTATGGGGATGGGCGGACTTGCTGGCCGTCAGGCGCGGCGAGGTGCTGGCTGTGCAGGTTACCGCGCAGGCCGTTGCTAACAGGGTTCAAAAGGTTGTTGCATCTGAAACCATAGGTAGAGTGCGCGAGGCTGGGGTGCGGATTGAGGTTCACGGCTGGCGAAAAAATGCAAAGGGCCGGTATATTCAAAGAATTGTTGATTTATCCTGATTCCCTGATTTTTTCCCCAGAAGTTCCCTGGAAGTTCCCTGATTCCCTGATTTTGCACTTGCGCCCAAAATTATTGTGGACTAATATTAAATTGCGCGAGTCTCCTTGGGCAGCGCAATCCCGCTTGGTGGCGACTAAAGCGATGCGGGCGCTTGGTAAACAGTCGCCATCTTTTGAAAGACAAAAATGACCGCAGCTTGGACACGCAAGGAAGGTAAAAATCCTGCCGGTGGACTTAATGCCAAGGGCAGGGCTTCGTATAAAGCGGAAACAGGCGGTACGCTTAAAGCACCGGTCAAGGCTGGCGACAATCCCCGGCGAGCGTCGTTTTTGGCTCGTATGGGCAACATGCCGGGGCCGGAAAAGAAACCCAACGGAGAGCCAACACGCTTACTGCTTAGTTTAAAAGCATGGGGTGCCAGCTCGAAGGCTGATGCTAAGTCAAAGGCTGCGGCAATTTCAAAGCGGAACAAGAAGTGATGTTTCACGTGGAACAGTGCAAGTGAACATCGAACAGGTCAAGATTGACAAGCTGATTCCGTATGCGCGGAACAGCCGAACGCATTCTGACGCTCAAGTGGCGCAGATTGCCGCCAGCATCAAGGAATTTGGCTTTACCAATCCCGTCCTGATCGACGAGACGGGAAGCATCATTGCTGGACACGGCAGGGTCATGGCTGCGCGAAAGCTGGCGATTACTGACGTTCCCAGTATCCGGCTGACGCACCTGACAGACGCGCAAAAGAAAGCCTACGTCATCGCGGATAACAAGCTGGCCCTGAATGCGGGTTGGGACGACGAAATGCTGGCGGTGGAGCTATCAGATTTGCAGGACATGGGATTTGACCTTGACTTGACGGGCTTTACTTTGGATGAATTTCAGGCAATTCTTCCGATAGAAAATTATCCCGAAAGCAGCGCAAAAGAGATAGACCCAGACGATTATAAAATGTCTGACACTTGCCCCAAATGCGGCTTTGAATTTAATGCAAAAACCTGATTGCGTTTGGAATTTATCAGACCTTGCCAGCGTGCCGCAAAACGGCATCAAAGTAATGAGCACGTTTGCTTGTGGTGGTGGCTCAAGCATGGGCTACAAGCGGGCTGGGTGTGAAGTCATAGCAGCAAATGACATAGACTCAGAAATGGCGTGGCATTACAAGCTAAACATCAAGCCAAAGCATTATTTCCTTTGTCCTATCCGCGACCTACTGACCGCCGACTTGCCGTTTGAGTTGTTTGATTTGGATATTCTTGATGGATCGCCACCATGCAGTACATTCAGCATGGCAGGTAGCCGAGAAAAAGCATGGGGCAAGGACAAGCACTTTCGGGAAGGCCAGGCAAAGCAAGTGCTTTCTGATTTGTTTTTTGATTACCTGGATTTGGTAGGAAAACTAAAGCCTAAGGTGGCTATCGCCGAAAACGTTAAGGGAATGCTGATCGGCAATGCGAAGGGCTATACGAAGATGATCATGGCACGATTCAAAGAGCTGGGTTATCGCCCGCAATTGTTCTTATTGAATGGTGCAGATTGTGGTGTTCCACAAAGACGTGAACGGGTTTTCTTCGTTGCCATCCGTAATGATATTGAAGTCAAGCCATTGAAATTGGCTCCAAAGCATCAATGGATTAATTGTGAAAATGCCACAAAAGATTTGAAAATAACTTCGGATGAGTTAAGAGAAGTTAAATTTACTGCTAATACAGATTTAATCTGGTGGCCTAAAACACGTCCCGGCGAAGATTATGGAGATGCGGTTAAGCGTAGCGGCCTACCCGTTAAATTATGGAATTCAAAAAAACTTGATGCAAAAGCACCATCTTTAACATTGACCGCAACATTTACAATGTTCAAGCATTGGAGAGAACCAAGACATTTAACATATCGGGAATATGTGAGATTGGGATCATTCCCAGACGATTATCAAGCCAAGACAGACAAGATCGGCAAGTACATGATTGGCATGAGCGTTCCGCCTAAAATGACAGAAGTAGTTGCAAGGGCGGTATGTGAGCAATGGTTAAATGTTAAACCATTAATTTCATTGAAAAAAGCAGCGTGATTTCGCTTCCTTAAAAAGAATGTCATTTATCAAACCTCACAGACCAACAGATAAAACAAGGCAACAGGCACAGAGTGCTAGTGGACTCGGCTTGCCTCAAGATCAGATAGCAGCGCTGATTGGCATTGCGCCGGAGACGCTGAGAAAGCACTACGACCTTGAGCTTGGGCTGGGCAAGGCTCAAGCCTCGGCAGCGGTGGCTAAGACATTGTTCAATAAGGCCACGGTGGGCCAGGACACCACGGCGATGATCTGGTGGACGAAAGCGCAGATGCGGTGGTCAGAAACAATGCGCCAAGAGGTTACAGGCAAAGATGGTGGCGGGATAGTGATACAGATCAGCAATCAAGACACCGATCTTGTTTAACGCCACCGCAGCCCAAAGCAGGGCAACGGGGCTGATGACCGGCGATGCCAAGCACGTGATGTTGGTGGGCGGTTCACGGTCAGGCAAGACGTTTGTGGCTTTGCGGGCTCTAATCATTCGCGCAACGCTGGCTCCTAAGTCTCGGCACGTTGTGCTGCGGTTTCGGTTCAATCACGTTAAATCATCGGTAATTCTCGACACTTTCCCAAAGGTAATGAGCCTGTGCTTCCCGCAGCTCACGTACACTTTAGACAAGACCGATTGGTATGCAACTTTGCCAAACGGCTCTCAAATCTGGTTCGGCGGGCTGGATGACAAAGACCGGACTGAGAAGATTCTAGGGCAGGAATACGCAACCATCTTCTTTAACGAGTGCAGCCAGATACCCCTTTCAGCGCGCAACATGGCGATCACACGCCTCGCGCAGAACTGCATGGCAATAGTGGGTGGGCAGCTAAGACAAATGCGTCTGAAGGCGTTCTACGACTGCAATCCTCCGTCGATGGCGCATTGGACGTACAAGATGTTTGTTAAGAAGGTTGAACCGGAGTCAGGCAAAGCACTGTCTGATCTAGTCAACTTCTCAATGATGACCATCAATCCACGCGACAATCTTGATAACCTGCCGCCCGATTACATTAAGGAATTAGAGAACTTACCGGCTCGGATGCGCTTGCGGTTTCTTGAAGGCAAGTTTGCAGATATAGCCGCTGGTGCGCTTTGGAACGTCGAAATGATCGACACCCACCGCGAGACTTCAGGACTGCCGGACATGCTGCGGGTTGTCGTGTCTGTTGATCCTTCCGGCAGCGGCGACACCGACAACGCCGGTAACGACGAGATAGGGATTGTGGTGGCTGGCCTTGGTATGGATGGGCGGGCTTACGTGCTTGAGGACTGCACGATGAAGGCAGGCCCAAGCGTTTGGGCTAACGTAGTGGCAACTGCTTACGACCGCCACGCAGCCGACCTGGTAGTCGCGGAAAAGAATTATGGTGGCGAAATGGTGCGACATGTGATAAAAAGCGCCAATCCGTACCTAAAATGCGAGTTAATCAACGCAAGCAGAGGTAAAGCAGTGCGAGCGGAACCAGTTTCGGCATTGACTGAGCAAGGCAAGATTCGGTTCGGCGGCACGTTCCCCGAACTTGAGGACGAGCTTTGCTCGATGACGACAAACGGTTACATGGGCGAACGCAGCCCGAACCGAGCAGATGCTTTTGTTTGGGCGATGACTAAGCTATTCCCCGGCATCATTAAGACCGACGCCAAGGCGCAGCGCAAGCATGTGATGCCAACGCAGAATGTAAACCGTGGTGCAACTAGCTGGATGGGTGCTTAATGAAAAACGGACTGTACGCCAACATCAACGCAAAACAGGCACGTATTGCTGCGGGTAGCAAAGAGAAGATGCGTAAGCCTGGTGCTGCTGGCGCACCGACTGCTAAGGCGTTCAAACAGTCAGCTAAAACTGCAAAGAAAGGTAAATAATGCCTCTTGTTAAGTCACCAAGCCCGATGGCTTTCCGCAAGAACATCAAGGCAGAAGTCAAAGCAGGCAAGCCGGTCAAGCAAGCCGTTGCGATAGCCTATTCGGTCAAGCGCGAAGCGGC